GTTGGAATTGTTACTGCGATAGCAGCAGCGTTAGCCAAGGTAACAAGTGTGTTGTTTCCATCGGCTAGGGTAAAGGTATATGAAGTTCCAGTCTGGGCATTAACAGCTAGGACCGGAGTAATACTGGTATTAGTTAATAATGATACAGCCATTAGTTGATTGCCCCTGTCGCAGTGAAGGATATATTTCCGTTAGTTGAATAAACCTTTAGCGTCTCACCATTACCCAAGGTCCAGCCTGGAGTCTCTTGTAAGGTTGAGTTAGCAGGAATTACAAAATCGTAATAGGTGTAATTAGCAGATGCAGTACTTCCACCTGATGGTGTTAGCGCTACTCGGATAGAATCGTTTGATCCTGAAACATTACAAGCTTGAAACGATGAAACGATAGTTCCATTAGTTCCACCTGTAACTAGCGTGGTTAGTGTGGTAGCAGCAGGCTTAGCCTGAGTGCCAAGGATTCCGTAGGTTGCCATTACGCTAGATCTCCGATCAAGGTGAAGGTGTTAGTTCCGGTGCATAGCAGGCTAGCTGCAGAATACTGAGTGCGTAGTTTGGTACCAGTACCAGTGATCGTTGTAGTTCCATCATTAGCAACAGTTACTTGACCTGCACCAATCTGTTGTAGGTTTACAACTTGACCTACAGTAAAGACACCGTTAGGTACGGTAACTACGATTCCGCCTGTGTTATAGAAGGTAACCATCTTATTAACATCTGTTGCTAGCAAGCTGTAAGTTGTATTGGTCTGAGCGTTGATAGCCATATCAAGAGTTGCAACAGCGGCTTGCCAAGAAGCGTTAGTGCCATCAGTCTTTAGATACTTACCAGCGTTACCAGTTTGAGATGGTGTACCTGAACCCCACTTAACACCTGTGGTTGCAGTTGAGTCAGCGGTAAGGACTTGACCATCAGATCCGACTGCTAGTTTGTCTACTGCTTGGTTTCCAGTAGCAACGATGATGTTACCTTTAGCAGTTGATAAAGTACCAGGTGATGTGTTGTTAAACCAGTTCAAGTCATCGCTAGTCATTACGTGGCGAACAGTTGCACCTGCGCCGTGAACTACACCAGCAGTTCCTGAACGAGCGCGAACGATCGTAAAGGTATCAACTGATTGGTTAGTAATAAAAACAATTTCTTCGTTAACAGTATCAGGATCTAACGCTACAGCAAATGTGTAGTTAGCGGATAGCGTAATGCCACCCATTAGCGCTGCACCTGTACCAGTTGCGACAGTCATAGACGTAGCAGTAGCAGATATACCACCTGAAGCAAGAGTTGTATCTTGCGATATGGAGGAGTATTGACGGTATTGTGTCATATGTTGTCCTTTGGATTAACGAGAGTAGTGAACTCTGATAGGGAAACGATCCTGAAGTTTGTTTGCTTCCTCTTGTAGTCTTTGTTGGTAGAGCGCAAAGACATACTTAGAGCTTGAAGCACCAGCAGTAGATGGCAACTTGGTGTCATTGATATCTGCTTCAGCAGAGCTTAGATTAATGCGACCTGAATCAATATATGACAAGAGCCGGTATGCAGCTCCAAACACAACAACATCTCTTGATGATTCTGGCAGGCCTGTAACAGAAGCATAGTCATCAGAATTGTTAGTAAGAGTATTTGGGATTGTGGAATAATAGACTTGGACTGTACGACCAGGCTGAATTTTCTCATAAAGGTTTATAGTCTTATTAGTATTAAACGCTGCTTCATTTGCCATCCTGTCAATACGCCATCTGTTTACTGGTAGCCATTCCTTGGATGGGCCGACAGTCTGCCAAGATACAAAGAGAACATCTCTTGCCTCTGGTGGTAATGGGTAAGCAACTTGCGCTGCGTTAAAGGTAAAGGTTGTTGATGCTACGCCAAAGAGTTTTGGATAGAAGGAGTTGATAGTGTCATTGATCGCCTTCTTCACGTTGATCTTTGGGAAGGTAGGGGTCATAGTTACTTGAGAGTTCTGAGCGTGAGGAGATGCAGTCGTTCCGTTATAGCCACGACCAAAGCCTGCGATTGCATTAAGAGTTAAGTTAGTACGATCAAAGGAGTTAATCCAGATTTGTTCTTCATCAATTTCAATAATACCTTTAGCAAGGTTTTCGGCTGAGCCGATAATGATATTTAAGTCAGTAGTTCCAATACCGCCAACATTGGCTAAGTTAGTGATGCGATCTTGACGAAGGGTAAAGCCCGCTAGACTACTGCGTACTTCATCCACCATCTGAATAAATGTTGGCATCTATTTTCTCCTTGTAGAACTTGACATTGGTTTGTAATCTTTCGTCATCAGGTGATAGCTCAAGCGCCATCTCTCCATAGCGCAAGGCTGTATCCCAATCCTCTAATTGCCAGGCTGAGATTGCTGCTAAGTCATACGCCATATGACCCCACGCCCATTCTTCGGACATAAAGTTGTTATAGCGTTCGGTAATTTTCATACCTTCTTCTGCAGCAAGTAAGCACTCTTTCCATTGCTTCATAATGTAGTAATGGTTAGCAAGTGCTAGCACACCTTCTCGACAGTTAAATGTCTCGATAGACTGCATAAGATATTCCTCAGCCTCTTTAGGCGAACACTTGGCTAGATAGCGAAGTGCGTATGCCTTCTCTGCTGGGAAAGTTGTGTACTTGAGATACTCTAAGAAAATCTCTTTGGCTTCTAAGAACTTACCGTGATAGAACAATTCTCTACCGTAGTAATACAAAACTCTTGAATCGGTAGGGTTTTCCTTGTAAGCCTCAGCAAGCATATGTTCATACTGCCCGCGTGACTTACTGTTATCAGGATGGTGCCAGACTTCCATACCAACTTCGTGAGTAGTCTCAGCCTCTAGTTGATACGGTGTGATAACTTCGTGGATAGGATATTTCCAGCGATAGTTATTCCTACTATGAACTCTATTAGCGTAGAACTGTACTGCTGGCTTACCGTCTGCAGTAAAGTCTGTAACGATCTTATGCTGTGGTCTAGTAATACCACCGACATCATAAGCAACTTGTAGCTTCTCTCGCCATCCTGGCGATAGCACTTCATCCATATCTAGGATGATGCAATAGTCTGCATCTGCAGGTACTAGAGCAAGTGCTGCATTTCTTGCATCGTCAAACCGCCAAGGGTTTATGCTGATGCTGTAAACACTTATTCCCAGGTCTCTCGCAATTTCGACAGTCTTGTCTGTAGAACCCGTGTCAGCAATAACGTGGTAATCAGCGTCAATACTAGAATCAAACCAACGCTTAACGTGCTTTTCTTCATTTTTAGAAATGGCATATATGGCAACTTTCATAGAGAAAGTCTACATCCCACCCAACATAAGTATATCTGAGAGACCCGCACCTGCGCCTGTTGCGCCTGTAGCACCAGTCGAACCAGTTGGACCAGTAGAACCTGTAGTGCCAGTAGGACCAGTAGGTCCTGTTGGGCCAGTAGAACCCGTTGTACCCGTTGGACCAGTTGCTCCAATTTCACCTGCTGAAGCAAATGTCCAAGCGGTAAATGTTCCAGAACCAGATGTCTTATCAACTGTAATGATGATAGTAGATCCAGATGCAACGTTTGCAGGACCTTCTACCCAGTTGGTTGTTGAGTTGGTATTGATTGCTCTAATACGCATACCTGGAACAAATGCACCAACGCTGGCAACTGTCCAAGTTTTAAGGCCAGTGCCAATAGTGATACTTGAACTAGAGGTTATACCTGCATAGCCAGCACCAGTATCTCCAGTGGGTCCTGTAGATCCAGTAAATCCTGTTGCACCCGTAGCGCCTGTAGCCCCCGTAGGGCCAGTTGCTCCAGTTAAGCCTGTCGCTCCAGTGGGTCCTGTAGGGCCTGTAGCGCCCGTAGAGCCTGTATTACCAGTCGGTCCTGTAGATCCTGTGGTACCAGTTACTCCGGTGCTTCCTGTAGGTCCAGTAGCCCCTGTGCTGCCAGTAATACCTGTAGGTCCAATAGGACCTGTGGATCCGGTAGACCCTGTAGCTCCCGTGCTGCCTGTAGCACCTGTGGATCCAGTCGAGCCAGTCGCTCCTGTGCTTCCTGTATTGCCTGTTGGTCCGGTTGGGCCCGCAACTCCTGTTGCTCCAGTTTGTCCTGTTGCACCTGTTGCTCCTGTCGCTCCTATAGAACCAGTCGGTCCAGTTATGCCTTGAATACCTTGGCTACCAGTAGCACCTCTTGGCCCTGTAATTCCTATCGGACCTGTTGGTCCTGCCGCACCTGTTGCACCTGTTGGGCCTGTTGCCCCTGGCGCACCTTGTGGTCCTTGGTTTGCTGAAAATAATACACCTACTTGCGGAGAAGCAGATTCAATTACGATGATTGTATCGCTCATACCGTTACCCCCGCCGTGACAATAAATTGTCCCTCTAAAATTCTTGTGGTTATTCCACTTGCATATAGCACTAGATCATAGACATACGACTCAGGTTTGATATTAATATCTGCTGCAGTAAAAGTTACAGTGACTCGACCGTTTGCAGGATCTATTACTAACTTACCGTTAGCACTTGTAGCTTGCAGTGTAACTGCGCTAGTTCCTAGATATGGTCGGATTGTCATAGTTCCTGTATAACCATTTAGGTTCCATACAGTTGAACCAGTCTTGATCTGAAACTGAAAGTTAAATGTTGTAGCCTGCGGCGCTACTAGGTTATAGGAGGCTGGCATTAAGAAGCCACCTGACGCAGTGCTGCTGCTGGCTCTAGGCCAGTAGTGCCAGCGATTAGATTGCAGATGCCTGCAATATCAAGCCATTTATTTGTAGGAGTTGAAGTATTGTAAATCATATTCAAGATACCTACAGTATCTGAAAGCACTCCGTAGTTAACACCTCTTCGGTCAGCCCAATCTGCGGCAGCACCTGACTCGTCAACATATGCAGAGATAGCGGGATAGGTGCCACCGTTGGCTAGACGATTTAACTCATCTACTAGGGTTGAACCATAAATACCTAATGACACCTATTACCTCACTTCTTCTTTGATTTTTTAGCTGCTGCGTTATCAACCAAATTTGGATATGGCCGACCTGCTGCTTTTGCCCTTGCTTTTGCTGAAGCCTTTTGCTCGGAAGTTAAAGGCTTAGAAGTTTTATTTGGGTTTTTCTTATCCCAAAATTCTTTCTTCATTTTTTCTTCTTTTCATTTCGCTTAGAAATAGCTGCTGCTTTTTTCTTAGCATCTTCCTTGCTAGATGCACCCCACGCTTGTAGTGATAACAACAAACGAGTTGGTTCTCCATTAGGCTTATGCTCTGGTCCAGCGGCATTACCCATACGAGCAAGGAAACTTGCTCTGCGTGGATTGTCACCAGCTTTAACTGGTGGCTTTAGATTGCTGCCTTGTGCTTTAGCACTAGCGCGACCTTTAGCGTTGAGGCCACCCTTTGGGTTCTGACCTTCTTTGCGTTGCCAAGCTGGAGTCTTGGCCATTAGTAGCCTTTCTTCTGCTTCATTCCGCTAACTTTTTTTAGATTAGGGTTAGCCTTTACTGCTGCTGGTGATGCTTTGCGAGCGCCTGCTGCAAGGATTGCACCTGCACGATCCTTTGAGATACCTTGCTTCTTAGCGATGGACTTTTGCGCTGCGGCAAATCCCATACCCTTCTTTGCTGCTGCCATTATTCTGCCTCACTTGTCTCAGTTGCTTCAGTGGTGTAGTCGTTCTTGCCTGCACCAGTTTCTATATCGTCATATGTTGCATATCCGCAACCACATACAGCGCACATTACTTGCTCACCGTCTTCTTACCGCCTGAAAACTTTGCAGTGTTACCTGTTGTAGTCGCGGTGAATGAACCTGCTGGCATTGATGCAGGGATTCCAACAGAGGAACCTGGACCATAGCCCTTGTCATCGGTAGACTCTGCACTACCCTTATTTGATGTATCTTGCATTATTGCTCCTTGTTGTTATATCTTGTTTGCATCGAACGCTACGCCCGTATCATTACTGAGTCGGACTGCAGCATCAATATCTTTTTGCCTTGTAGATACTGGCTCTATGCCTTGATCTAGGGCTGAGTAATAGGAACCTAATTCTTTATCGTGTTGCTTTGCTGTTTGCATACCATCAACTCTTAGCGATACTGTGTTGATTTGCAACCCTAGTGCCTTGCATCCAAAGCAAGTATCTACAGGCTCTGGGTGATATTCCCAATGTTTCATTAAACCACCGGCTCTACATAGTCTGCATATCCATTAGCGATAAGGATTGCTGCTTGGTCATCTGTTATTTGCTGGGTGTGTCCACCAAGAATATAAAAATCTGCATCCGCTAAAGTATTTTGATACGGATACATAGTTGCTTCAACTACGCCATCTTTTACGATCAGCGTTACGCCTCTTGCGATATCAGTAATAAAGGGATTAATCTCACCTGTAAGAGATCCACCTTTGATTGGTTTACCAGCTAAGCGTGAGTATTTATCAGGCCAAGGTTGACCTGCTCCCCAAGTCTGATACTCCCAAGGTGTGGTTGCTATATATGCCATTTCTCTCCTTAGTGAATCCACTGATGAGCAGGGATTGCTCCCTGCCCATCCGTTAATCAACTAATTGATTATCCGTTTGTTGCAGCGGTTTCGATACGGTATAGCGCTGCTTGACGAAGGAGTGACCATCCGCCGAAGTAGTACCAACCGATTGTGTGGAAACGGCGCAAAGCGTCAATTTGTGGTCCAATGACGGTTGAGATGTCTTGGCCCATTGCTTCTGCAAGAGCTTCACGACCGGCTACAACTGCCTTGTAAACGTTGACTGAGTTTGTGTTTGTTGTGTAAGGAACACGTGGTGTTTCTACAACGAACGCACCTTCGATTACGCCAACTGCGCCAGCCACGAATGGTGTGCGATCGGTGTACTTTGAAAGTTCTTGGAATCCACCAGTACCAGTTTCAGCACGAAGATCGGCTGTTTGGCGTGGGTGTAGGTAAGCAGCATATAGTTCACCGATGCGAGGCAAAGCCTTTGCAGTGCGAAGTTCTGTTACTGCTGAACGAAGAAGTGACACTGTCATCTTCTGGGTTGCTGCAACTGTGTTGGTTGATGTTGCTGTACCTGCATACAGAACGTTAGATCCTGCTGTTAGGACTGAAGCAACTACAGAGTCAATAGAGTCTGCAGCGTTGTAAGCGATGATGTCAGCAAGTGCTTGGTCAACATCGTTGAATGAAGTTAGGTTTAACTTCTTGGTTGTTGTTACGGCTGAGCCGTATTCTTGTAGTGTTACTGGAACCTGTGTTGGGTTACCTAGAGCAATAGAAGATACATCTGATGCTTCTGTCAATGTTGAAGTAGCTTGAGCTAAATCAGAATAGATTGAGAATACAACTGATGAACCTGGCATTGCTTGTTGAACCGGCTTGACGTCAGCCAACGCACGCATAACAGGGATTGAACGCAATGCCATACGGACATATTGGTCATAAGCTGTTTGTACGAGGTTGCTGATCGCCGAGGTACCAGTGAGCGAGCCACTTGGAATTGCCATTTAGCGTTAGCCTTTCGGTTATTGGATTAGAGTCCAGAAAGTCGCATAACCTCAGCAAGTTGTTCAGGAGTTTCTGCGCTTAGAAGTTTCTTCATAATATCTTCAGTGGCATCAGGTGTGATCCCATTGTTCATAGTTTGATTCATCTTCTGGTACGCAGCAGCCTGTGCTGGGTCTACATTATTCTGGTTGGTATCAGGGGCTTGGATTCCGAAAACGTCACCGTTATCATCCAGCCACTTAGACAAAGACTCCTCAGTTGGGTCTAAGTCCGTTGGGATAAAAGAAGCGATCTTCTTGTTTACCCCGCGAGCTTCGAGGACATCTTTAATTGCTCGTTCTCTTTGTGCTTTGGAAAGTTCACCCATCTTTGCTTGTAGCTCAGCGAGTTCTTTTTCCTTTTGCTTGTTTGCTTTACGCAACTGTTTGACGAGATCATTATTCGTATTAGCAGAAGTATCTTCTGCAGTATCGAAATCGTCATCCTCGTAGTCATTGTTGGACATTAGTCCATCTCCCATTCTGTTAGTTGATTCGCGGTCCTCATATAAACTTGGGGAATGTTTATATGGCTACCACTACTGGTTTTAAGTTCTCTCCTTGGTACCAGTCGCTCCAAGGCAGGCCTATGTTTTAGAAGCTTCCAGCTCCTGGGACACCGAGCATCATCGGTGATATAGCACGTTCACGACTGAACGCATTTTGTGCAGTTCCAGCTTGACCACTAAATTGCGCTTGCTCAAGAGCAGTCAATTTTTTACGTTGGTTTGTGGCATCTGTTTGTCCTGCAAGGTTAAAGACTTCTGCGGTTGCTTGTTGCTGACCGTATGGTTGTTGATTATAGATACTGGAAAGTTGGTTACCGCGTTGAGCAAGTTGAGCAATGTTTCCATATTGCTGTTGCGCTTGCGCTCCGGTAACTCCATAAGCAGCAAGTTGTTCTGCTTGTGATGCAGTATCAGATAAGCCAGCAGCTGATGCTGCTCCACCGATCTCTGCTGCAGTCACCTTGCGCTTAAGAGCATCTAGAGCATTTGCTGGGTTAAGAGCATATGACAAGATATCTCCGTTGGTAATATCAGGGTAGTAAACCTTAAGTTGTTGTAGAACTTCTGGGTTAGCGTTCTTAACTCTATCTTGAGCAGTAGAGATACGATCGTTAAGTTCAGTAGCGCTTACATCGTTTGAAAGTAATTGGTCAAAACCAGCCTGCTTGCCAATAGAATCTTTAGCATAATAAGAAGCAGGCAGTCCATACTGACGCATAATGTTTTGGTATTGATCTTCCATACCGATATATTGGGCAGGTGTAAGGGCTGATAGTCCTTTAGCAATTCTTGCTTGGTTTGCTGAAAAGCGTTGTTTATAAGCATCTGTGTTTTGTAGAGCAAGGCTTAACGCTGGACCAGTAGTTCCAGATTGGACTAATCCCTTAAGGGGTTCCACTAAAGCACCTAGACCGTATTGGTTAAATTCGCTTTGAAGTAAGTCAAATGCTGATTGTCCTTCAGCAATTTTGGCTGCAGTGTTTGCTGCCGCTACATTTTGATTTTGATAATACTTTTGTACATAAGCCTGATATGAAGCTTGGTCTGCAAATTTTGCACCATCTGGTGCTGTAAAAGATGTGCCAAGATTTGGTTGGTTATTACCACCAAGCCCAGAACTTTGATCTTGGTTCTTAGTAGTTACTGGAGTATAAGTAGTTGCACCGGCTGCATTAGTTCCTACATTTACAGAGGCGTTACCAGACATTGGGTTGTAAGGCGTGCTTGCTGGCTTAGGAGCATCTGGTGTATTGCCAGATAATGGGTTATAGGCTGGTGCTTTTGCTTTGCTGTTTGCAGCAACATTAGCCTGTGCGTTTGCTATCGAGGTATCTTTTTCTACGGCCATATTTACCCCATAAATCCAAAGTCTTGTAGCACCTTTTGAACTGAAGATGCAACATCTTGTTTAGCATTTTGTGTGTATTGCCAGCGTGGATCTTGGCGAAGTCCTTTTTCAAAATCATATAAAGACTTAGTTCCAACCTTGCCATCAGGAGTTGTGTAAGACAAAGCACCGCGAATAGTTGGATCAAATAGATCTATACCAGCGCTAGGTACTTCTAAAATCTTACTCATAGATTGGATATAAGGATCTGCTAGTGTCTGTAGATCTACTCCAGCCTTGATCTTGTCAGCAAATTGTGGAAAGGCGCTAGCCGCACTTTCACGAATAGTGTTAGCAACTGTGTTCTCATCAAGAGTTCCGGCAGCAAGTTTGCCAGCGTAATCTCCAGCAGCTTGATCTGAAAGGTTAATACCATTAGCCGCTGCAAGGTTCTTTACATTTACAAAGAACTTTCCCGCAGGACCTTCTGGGATATTAAGTTTATTTACTGTTGTCTTGCCAGAAGATAGATCAGTTTTTACCTTATCTTCAATAACTTGAATTGGGTCTAAGTTATCAGCAGTTAAATACTTGGTATCTACAAGGTTGCCATCTTTGTATGTGTACTGGATGTTAGATCTAGTAGATCCTTGTGGGGTCTTGTACATTGCTTGCGCTTGTGGCAGCAATACATCTAGTTCGTTTTGGTTAGCATCCCGACCATAATACTTTTGGTAAACCTTGTTGATATTGTCAACCAAGGCAAGTGCATTAGGTACAGTTGTAGATTCCTGAGTTTGTGTATAAACGCCAGATTTAACCTTTGTAGTGCTTTTATTATTACGAGCAGCAATAACTGCAGCAATATCCTCTGGAGTTAACCCAGCCATCAAGCTATCAATAGCTTTTCCCATTACTTGGTCTCCTTTGGCGGAATAATAGGTGTTAAGTATTTATCATAAATAAGGTCTTGTGATAAAAATCTATCGTAAAGATAAGCAAATCCAAGTGGATCATCTTTCTTTAACTTATTAACATTTGCATCATAAATAATTTTTAAGTCTGCATTTGCGCTAGCATTAATAGATTTAGTATCCCTTGAGGCAAGTTCGTCAGCAATAGCCTTGCGAATATCTAGGTAAGCTGATACAGATTTCCAAGTGGCTTTCTTGCCATTGCCATTTTTGTCCATAAAGTTTTTATCGCCAACAATAGTTCCAAGACCTGCTATAACTCTGTTTGTCTTAGATCCATCGGTATCTAGATAATCGTCATACCAAGCAGTACGAGCATATTGACCAGTAGTTTTATCATAGATTGGCTTACCAGATGCGTCTGTTTGAACAGCCAATTTACGAATGATAATTTCTTTAAGAACCTTTAGATCTTCTGCTCCAGTTTGTTGAACCGAAGATAGACCACGTGCTTTCAATTCTTCATCTAAAGCATTTGATAATTGTTTGTACTTGATCCAACCCTTTTCTGCTTCATTTTTCTTTTGAGCATCTGCTGGGCTTTGTGAGGATAAGAACTTAGCGGCTGAGTCTGAAGATATACGCTTACCGTGTAGGTAGGTATATGCAGCCTGGGAGAAGTTATATCCTGATGGATCGTTAACTATTGTGCCAATTAACTTAGGTTCAATCTTTGCAAGTTGACCAATTAAATCGCTATTCTTGTTGATATTAGCAACAGCAGCGGTTGATGATTGTACGCTTGTTGGGTTAGATGACAAGCTTGCTGAGAATGAGAAGAACTCTGGATAGTCATTTAAGAACTTAGCATCAGCATCAAGGCCATATAGGCGCTTGTATTCGCGTGACTTATCTAGGTAATACTTATATGGGCTATCAAACTTTGGGGCAAATGGCATAATCAAATTTGCCACTGTACGCATACTCCAGTAATCCTTGGTCATCTGCATAATTTTATTAGGATCAACTGGTGGCAAACCATTGCGCTTAGCATTTTCTTGTTCTGTTTTCCAGATCAAGTTATATGTATTTGCAAATTGTGGATCTTCAAGGTTACCTTGACGAACCTGTAGTTTTTGTAGCCACCCTGGTAAGAATCCTGAGACAGCATTTTTAGATGGACCAAAAGGAAGCGCCCACTTCAAAGAATCTTCTAGTGAAGGTTGACGCTTAACTACTTCTGATACTGGAACAGCGATATAAGGTCCGACTGGAAATACATCGCTAACAATGTTAGGAGTGCCCTTCATATAAAGGACATCCATTCCGCCTTGGAATATGACATCTAAAGAACCTTTTGGTATACCCATCTGTGTTAAAGATTGAAGACCAGGGATTTTTGTAATTCCTTTAGGAAGGCTTACCCAGATAACATCATTACCTGTAGTTTGCCCTGATGGAACTGGCTTACCATTAACATCTGTTACAAGGCCAGCCTTGTTAGGAGCGTTCCATACAAGATATCCACGATTAACAATCGCTGGGTTAGCAACTGCCATTTTTGCCCAAGTCTTATAAGCATTTTCTTGAGCAGAAAAAAATGGGCTAATATATTTCATAGCAGCAGAAAGATTACTACGGCGTTCAATGTTGAAAAGAACATTCTTCATTTCGCGTAAAGCAGATTTGTGTGCTTCAAGCATAATCGCTTGTTGTTGTTCTGCTGATACAGGAGTGGTATCAAACTTACCCATTTCACGGATAGGTTGAAATTCCTCTTGGTTTTGCAAACCTTCAACTATGTTAAGACGGCGCTCTGCTTCCTTGCGATAGAAGTGAACATATAATGGGTTACGCGCCCAAGTATCTTCTGGCAAAGTTCCTAAGAAATGAAATAATGTATTGATAATCTCTCGACCTTTGATGGCTGATAGATTATTAATGTTCTCTTCAAGGATATGACCGTGAATAATAGGCAGTTCTGTAGGATCTCTAAAGGTTGATCGTAGATCTTCTGCAGTAATATCTTGTAACTTAGAGCGTAGCCCTGATGATGCTGGAAGATATTGATCTAAAAACCCATTAATCTTTGTAACATATTCTCCTGCTTCTGATGAAGAAATTTGCAAGCGATTGCGAAGATCTCTACCTTCTGGAGAATTGCGAAGCCACTTACCAATTTCATCAACTGATTCACCATTAGCAAGTTTTTTAACAACTGCAGAGTTACCAAATTGTTGACGCAGGGTTTGTGCCCATTGTTCAAAGTATCCTGGATCAGTAGGTCTTACCTGTCCAATACCTTTGCTTGTAAGTTTACGCATATACATATCTGTATTGCTATCAACCATACGCTCAAAAGAGTTTGATGATGAAGCGATCCGGCGGAACATATCGCCAAGAGGTCCACCAAAGGCATCGTGAAGTGTATATTTATTACCATCAGATGTGGTTACTTCGTAAGATCCTGTACCAATTTTGGCTTTAGGATCAGCAGCCTTAGAGCGACCTAAGACATCTACATAGTGATCGTAGACTGCTTGCTTTTCTTCTTGTAAAAGTTTGGCTGTATTTAGTTCGCCAGCAAGATCTAGGTTATCTGGATTTAATGAAGCCTTAGCCTCAAGATCTGCAACCTTACCTTTGTTTTCAACTAATTCTTTAGTGATACCAGTGCTTGCTTCGCGCACTTGTTGGTATGTCATACCAGCATCTACTGGGCGATAACGATCAATAAGTCTGGAAGGAACAGCAATGCTGTTATTAATAACGTTCTTAAGTCCAGGTCCTAAGTGACGCAGGGTAGCAAAAGAACCTACAGATGCAGCAATACGAAGTTGAGAATCAATCGCGTTACGCTGTGTATAACCTAAACGGAGTAATGCTCCAGCTTTGAAAGCATCTTGAAGTACATCTAAATAGTGCAAGCTAGTATCAACTGCTTGACCCTTCAAAGAATTAAGAACAGAACTATTACGCTTTAATAGGTTATTCATCAAACCAAAATCCATCAAAGGCAGATAGTCAGCGCTTTGAGATTCTAGTTGTGGAACCTTAAGGATTGACCCATCAGTATCAACCATAAAGCCTTTATCTTGAATTGACTTTAAGGCAGAAGTTCTAGCACCGTTATAATTGTTATAAATTTTATTTGCAACTTCTTCATCAATTCCGTTATTAGCAGCAATTCTACGAAGTGCAGTACCTTCAAGATTTAAGGTAGCAACATAGCGTGCTTCAGGGGTAGATGCAGCCATATATTTATCAAGCATTTGACGGCTCTCATCAGGAGTAAACTTAGCAACCTTTTCAAGTTGACTTAAGTTAGCAATAACTTCCTTGTAAGAATCTGCATCATTAAAATCAACTAAGCCAGCAGGGCGCTCGCCGGCAGCCCAAGAAATCTTTTGATATAGGCGGTGAAAAGGAGTAGGTTGAAATACTTCTACTTTTGGATTACCGATTTCTTTATCGTAAAATTTAAGTGAGCGTGATTTAGCTATAAAATCTTCTGCGCCTTGGCTTAATACACCAGTAGTACGATTTAGTGTTCCGCCACCCTTACCAAGTTGCATAAGATCAGAGAAATACTTATCGCTTGCTGCTAAAGACTTGTAGTTATCTTCAGCCGCTTTGGTTACAGCGATGTTATCGTTTAAGAATGGCAACATTCCTGAGCCATCTGGAGCAGAGAATAACTTGTACTCATCTACTGCTGATAGATCACCACGTGCTGTCTCAAGAGCATCAGTAATATGTGCGCGTTGTAGACGCAATTCATCCATTGCTGCAGGATCGCCAAGGGCTGAGCGTAGAATCAGCGCAGTCTCGTCTTTATCTACAGAATCACCTAGTAAGTGTGCTAATAGTCCTGGGTTATTTGAGGACTTAACCATTGGATGATTAATAGCATAGGTTGAATCGTTCTTTGTAAAGTCATTCAGTACTTTAGTAAAGCGATTCTTAACACCATATTGGGCTTCAGTAATATCTTGTGCAGCTTTAGCAACTTTGTCAGCATTAGTTAATGCACCACTTACAAGTTCACTAGCCTTAAGCGCCTTAAGCGCTTTACCTGCACCTAGGCTTACATCGCCTACTGCTTGAATACCAAAATCTAAAGCACCAGAAGTATATTTACCCCAAGCGCTATTCTTAAATGCTTGTTCTCTTTCAGCAGGATCATAAACATTGAACTTTGGATCATAGATATTGCGGTATTGGCTTAATACTGCTTGACCAAATGAAATAGTTTGAGCGCCTTTATACGCTTTCTTCCATTCATTAGGGTCAAAGAAACCGCCAATGCCTGCACGACCAGAAGCAATATCACCTAATACAAGGTTATAAGTTGTTAAAGGTTCACGAATAAAGTTCTGGTTGATATAGTTAACGCCTTTAACTAAAGGCTGTACACCAGGAACCTTCATAATAGCTCCGCCAGCGGATGCTAAAGGCTTAATAATGTTAGGTACGTTTTGAGTTGCAGCACTTTTAATAGTGTTGATAAACCCGTTATAATCAGCAGAATCATTCCAAGGTGCTGTACCAATATCCCAAGCCATTTTAACTGGGGCTGCTACTGCTCCTAGAACTTCTTCACCGAACTTTTCTGCGTTAGATGCAACGTCACCAATTCGGTTCCAAATACTAGCCAATTTGATCTCTTAACTGCCGAATGGCTTGGCGAGTTTCTGGAGATGTGTTTGGAAGATCTGCCACATAAGCCAGTACTGGCATATATGAACGGATTGCTGCATTAAAATTAGTGTTATCTGTTTGAGGTAAGTTAAGTGCTTCAGCGCCAGCACCAGGTCCGATATTAATACCGTTAGTTACTGGTTCATTTGGTCGCTCTGTTGGAGCATAAAGAGAAGTCATTGGTGCCTTAGCAGCTGCTTGACGCACTGCTGTATTGGTTGCACCGTTTACACTTGGTGAAGAAGCTAGCGGAGCGCCTGCCTTTGTGGCATCCATCGCTACACCTGCACCATATTCAGTTGGTTGATATTGCAGGTCTGTACGCTTAGCAAACTTTCCAGGACCGGAAGCGCCTGCTAGTGGATTCTTTGCATCCTCTAGTGCCATTATTCCTCCTGTAATGTTTCTAATTCTTGACTAAAGGCCTCTTGCGCTTTAGTTAATTTAGTTTCTCTGTTAGCGTGATATATCGCAATCTCGGATATCTCTTCAGTTAATACTGTTACGCTCTGTGCAATGTTGTATAAGAAACTCGAAAATACAACAAGGAAGTCTGCGAAGCGGACTGAGCGCGGAATGTAGTTATTGTCTTCCACGCTCAACCGCCTTTCAAAGTTATTTACTTCTTTACTTTCTTTCCTGGCTTTGCTGCACCAGCGAAAGGTTGGTAAACCTTTCCGCCTGATACCTTGTCACCTGCTGAAGATCCTTCAACTGGCTTTGACATTGGAGCTGGGGCTTGTGATCCTTTGTTCATTTTTGCACCTCCTTTTCTTATGCCGCGCCGCCGATTGAAGCGAGCAATGATGCTATATCTGGTTTTTCTTGCGGAGCTTGTGGGCCAGCAGCAGGGGTTACGCCACCTTGAGGTTGTGGAGATTGTGGCTGCGAGGCAGGGGTGGGAACTCCACCTGCTGCTGGAGAGATAGGAGGTTGACCTGGCATTTGTGCCGGAGGTTGTTCTGGCATTGCAAATGCCTTCTCAATAACATTTTCAATCAATAGACCCTTTTGACGGCCCTTGATTACATCCGCGATTCTAGTAATGACTTGTGTAACATCTTGGCCTTGTGCAGCAAGGGTAGGTACAGCCTGTGCATATTGAGCCACTGCAACTCGTAGCGCGTCACGCATCTCTTCAATATCTACCTTTTGTTCTTCTTGGCTGATGTTGATTTCAACTGGAAGTTCACGGCGTACATAGTCGCGTGATACAAGTTTATCTGAACGCATCTGTAGCAACGCAACGATAGCGTTGTTAGGATTCATACCTGACATAATTCCGTAGCGAACATCTACAGAGTAGTCACCGTTAATTGTCTTAGAAGGTTGATACTTCATTGAGAATGGCATACCATCATCAAGGCCACGAATTTCCTTGACGCGGTTACCAAAAATCTTTTCATCTATCTTAAATGCCATTGAGATAAGGTGCGTAAATAGCAAAGCGAACTGTGCTTGTGCTGCCTTGATCTGTGAGTCAAAGCCTGCTTGTAGGGCTTGAACACCGCGACCTGTAATAACAGATGCTTGTACATCGCCACCGCGAGTTTCAGGGTAACGAGCGCCCATACGAAGTTCACGATCTAGAACTGAAGACTCTTGGAATACACCAGCAGGAAGTTCTAATGGCACACGGCGGATAGCCTGTGGGTTAGCAGAACGCATAATTGAATCTGGTCCAAGTGCAAGTTCTTGTACATCTTGTGGGATAGCAATAGGTGCTTGAACTGACTTCTCAGCGGCTTGAATCTGTAGTACTGCAAAGCGAGCCTTAGCAAGTTGAACTGCTAGTACATCATCGAATTGTCCACGCGCTTCACCATCAATAGATGGGCGCATAGCAACTGCAACCATACACTCACCAACTGGGTTAGGAGTGCGGGCAAGTACTAGATCCTTGCGCTCTGGGCAGTAGATTACATCTTGATCCTTGTCGTGATAACGAACAAGTGATAGATATGGCGAACCTGGTGTGTACAGGTTGCGGTTCATAATCTGATCTGCAAACTCTGGATACATAGATGCTAGGTTTTGAGCATCCATACCCACGATTTGGGTTAATGAAAGTACGCGACCAAATCTATCAATCTCTGGATAAGCACCAAATGGGTTAATCAAAGAGATTGTTGGCTCGCCGTTTTCGTAATCCATATCAATACGACCGATGACCATACCGTAGGTGTTATACCAGTCAGCGCCGGTATACATTTGAACCTGTAGGTTAGAGCGATCTACATAATAGTTTGCAATACGAGTACGGTTATCAGCGGCTTTGCGGGCTGCATCTGAAACCATATTAGAAGCCGAGCAGTTAAATGATGGTAGCGGTGCCATTGCTTCAGCAAGGTCACGGGCTGCTACGTCAATCATATTAGCGACTAGCGGCTTTGGGTACTCCTCGGAAAACATTGAAGGATATACCTTGGAAATATCTCCTTGACGTGCTGAAAGCACATCACGCATACGGCCATCGCGGGCAGCATTAGTTGTCTGCAGACGCGATACCTTAGCGGTAATCTCTTTAATGTTTAACAATGTAAGTCCTTAGATTAGTTAAATTCTGTGGTTTGACCAGCAATTACTGTAGGCCATTCAACCTTATCGGTTGCATCAGCTTGAGCGCGGCCTTCCATATACTTGCGATCTACTTCAGGGTTAACCTGTGGGGTAGTCACTGCGCCTTTGTCAATGTATTCTTCTTCGACATCTTCGGTCTTATAACCTGGTGTGATTGCCATTGTGTCTCCTTATTAGATGAACTGTGCGTTCTGTTCTGCAAGTAGTTCATCTATGTTGATGACTACACGATTGTTTCTTTCACGTAGTGTGAGATATGGATTCTTCAAGTGGTGCTTTGAGTACTGCCCGTTATTAAGCATTTCTCTAGCACGGATCTCGCAGAACCAAAGGGCCATAACCATATCGGTCTTACCTTTAGTGGTTGGGGTCCAAGTAATTAACTGCTCTATTAGAGCCTTAATGTTTTCGGTTTGATCGCTAGGTAGGTGGATCAAGTTATCGCGGTGGTGCTTGCCATCGGCTTGCTTAGTTCCAAAGAGTGGAGACATAGCGGCAACACCGAAACCGGCATCCCACTTATTGCTACCAGTATGGTGTTCGCGTAATAGAACGCCGCGATTTGTTAAGAACTGGCGGATGCCTTCATCTTGAGTTAGGAAAGCCTGAAAGGCGTTCTTCTCAATAATCCACTCAGCGGGCTTATA